TCTCAACTCACCTTTATCCGCTCCTGTACAATCAAAACCATACCAACGATATGCTTCACGTAGTTTTTCTACAGGCATCCGAGCTGCCAAGTCATCACCAAACAACATCCATTTTGGACTTGCGTCCATCAATGCTTGTTTGAACAAAGAGAATTGATTACTTAACCAGAAATTGGTTCCTGTAATCGCGAGCAACATAAAGCAGTTGAGAATAAACGTCAAAAGACTTCCTGAACCCAAAGCTCCGCCTTTAAAAACAAATGTTTGATCTCCTATCACACAATAACCGTGTAACGTTATATTAAGCAAAACCCAACAAACAAGAGCATCATCACTCAACAGCGGAAGTTTCGGGTGCACTTTATGCTTAGGACTAGCGTTGCAAATAAAACCGCAACGCAGCATAATATTCATTAAAAATAATATACTCTGATCACTGTGCCCGCATTCCATACTCTTAACATCCGCGTCCACTGCTTTTCCTTCACTATTAAGGAATATCTTCTCAAACCAACTCCCCATTTGTTCTGGAGTCAATCCTGTCATAATTCCAATATCCGGTCCATACATGTTGATAAAACACACCAAAGGAAAGAAATACTTCTTGCATAGAAGATAGAAAATTGCATCATCTGGTGCAAATAACCTAGACATGCCAGTTTCTACCTTTTCAAGGGGTAATTTCTCATCCTTAAGTGTGTAACCTCTCACTATACATGGATAAACTCTATTCTCCACAATAGACTTTTCCAGTGTGCTCAATAATTCCAGCACCCAATTCTCAAGTAAAAGATCTTCATCTAACAAATCTCTTTTTAGGGTGTTAAGCATTGGACCTGCACTCTTGGATGGATCCATTCCGACCCATCCAATATCTGGATTGTCTTTTATGAGTTCATTGTAGTCAGGTTTGTATTTATTGACTATTGGAAACCTCTTAATAGCTTCCACAACTGCATTCAAAACAACTGTTGGCACCGGCTTGGGTTCATGTTTTAACTTAAACTCCAATCCGGTATTCAGTTTTACTAAACGAACGCGTGCTGGAGAAACTTCTTCTCCTTCAGTCACAAATTTAGCCAACTTACACAAACCATATTTCTTCTGCCACAATTCACTCTTGTTTTCATGTAATTGTGGTATAGCAACATGTGCATTTTCGTCCGGAAGATTAGATCTAAATCTAGTCTTACCACACGAGACAAAACCATCCAAATCACCAACAAAATCCGTACTAACTTCTCCTATGATTTCTGGCGTTGGCATACTAATTCCCTGGTTACTACAATCAGAAACCATATCTTTGGTTATTGGAATAAAATATGAGCTTAGGCCACCTCCAGCAGAATGTATACCGGCTATAACTTGATCAGTGTCTATACTAAACATGTATGGTAGCCCACACATACCCTCGCAATTGACCATCTCGACAACACCTAAACCATTACGTTTCACATTCGATACAACTACATTTTGATTGTAGGTGGCTGCTCCAACTATGGGACTACGCAGCCTAAAAACGGCCACGCTCTGTTTTGGCAGCTCCTTAGCAAAATAATCAATTACATTAGAGCAGGGTAAACGAGTACCTTGAACTATAGATACAACCAATAAATCAGTGTTTCGATAATATTTAGAAACACAATTCGTGCTTGCTATTTTAACAACCTTGCCACCAACTTTAACACTCATATCTGGCAAG